TAACAAACTCTACTACTTCTTTTCCTTTAATAATACCATCTTCTTTTTTAGTAGTTTTAAGTCCAACTTTTTCTAAAAACTGTTCTTTATTTTTTATATCTAATTTCTCTTGAACTTTCAATCCAGCTCCTTTACCAGTTTCTTTGTATGTAGATCTAGCGGATGCTTGATAAAAAGCTTTTAATACAGCTGGTTTTATTTTAGTAGATAATCCTTCTATCTCTGTTTTACCAGATTTAGATATAGCTCCTTCAGGCATTAAGTCATATATAGTTTTCCAGTTTTCTACTATATACTCTGCTCTAGCTTGAGGTCCTTTACCAAACATTTCTTTAGTTAACTCAGGGGCCAAGTCTTTTAATTTAGCAAAACTAATATTGTTAAGATCTAAATCTTTTATTTTGCTTTCTATTTGTTTTACAGTCTCTGGTTTTATTTTTAAAGCCTTAACTAAACTAACACCTTCTTTCATAGGCGCTTCTATATTATACTCTATAACAGCATCATCAGTATGAGTACCTTGTACAAACTTACCTTCAAACTCTACAGAAAATTTAGCTCCTTCTTTTATAAATTTACTAACAGATTCTGATATTCCACGCTTAGACAATATAGACCCTATATAACCAGACGCAGGAACTTTTCCTTCTTTATATTTTAAAACTTCAGCACGTATACTTCTATTACTATCATATAATAAATCATTAAGTATGTTACCTTTTTCAGCTTCAAAATTAGGTAGTTTCTCATACTTTCTTAATTCTTGATTTATTCTTGCCGCACCAGCTGATTTAGTTTCTCTTGGATCGTACTGTCTAGCTATTTCCCAAGCTGCCTCTTCTTTGTTCTTAGATGTTTCATATATTCTTTGAATATCATTTTCAAACTCTTTATCTTTATTTTCTTGTTTTAAATCTTTTTCTATAGATTCAAGCTTGTTATCTATCTCTTTTACTTTGTCTTTATATCTATCTCTTAAATTATCTATTCTTTCTTTGTCTCTAACAGGGTCTAATCCTTTTTTGTCCTCAATAAATTTCTTTCCTTCTTCTTTTTTAACCTCTTTCAAGGATTCTCTTTGTTCTATTAAATCTTTAGACTTCATAGACATCATCTGTCCTGTTTTAGAATCTATTGTACCAACAAAACCTATGTTTTGATCTAACACCTGTGTCTCTGCTAACTTTTTGTATAATTCAATTTGTTTAGACGTTACAGTTCCTCTTTTAACAGATTCAGCAAACTTACCTATAAACGAAACTAGTAACTGTTTGTTAATTAACGG